ATCTCTAAGTTTTCTATAAAATATACCTTTTAAGTTATAAGTATCTTGACCAATAGTTAGTGTAATCTCATCTGTAAATTCTCTTCTTCTACCTTTTGGTGAGTTTACTGCTCTAACTTTTTGTGCATCTATTTCTATTTTACCAGGAGTTTCTCCACTTCTTGGTGGTATTGTACCACTTTGTTTTGAGAATCCTAACCATGGGGTTCCATGTCCACCCTGTCCTGCTTTAACTGAAATTGACCAGTTAACCTCATCTTCTTCACTAAAGTTATATAATTCAAGTGAATCTAAACCACTCCATCCTGAACTTTTTCTATTACTTCTAAAATGAATTTGTCTAGTTTCAAATAAATTCGGTTCTTGATGTGGTTCGGGTACTTTCCAACCAGTATCTCCTTTTTGGTCATATGAATTATCAGGTCCACTTAAGTTTGCTCTAATTGCTGTTTCCTCTTGTGCTGCTTCTTCTTGTTCTTCTATCCTAACTAAAGTTTCTTTCTGTGCTTGTAATCCTCTTACTTGTGCTTCTAATGATACTCTTTCTATTGCTTCTTTTGTTCCTTTAATTATTGCTTGTTGGAAATCACCTAATAATGTAATATATCTATCATTTGCTGCCTGTAGTTGGTTTTCTGCTGCTGCTTGTTGTAATTTTGCAGAATCAACTTCTACTTCTAGTTGTTGAATAACTCCTTCTAATCTTTGAATTTCTGCAAGTGCGGTATTAAGTTGTTTTCTTAAATCAGCAATCTGTGCCAAGGCATCTTCATATTTTTTTCTTAAATCATCATATTTTGATTTTAAAATATAAGGTCCTCGTTTAGGCTTTTTCTCGTTTATTAATTCATCAACTTTAACATCTACTGCCTTTTTTAATTCCTCTTCATTGTATTTTGGTTTTTCTACATAACCACTAGATTCTCCACTAAAAGAAGTTTGTTCTTCATTAGGTATAATACTAACCTCGTTAAGTTCTGATTTAAATCTTGGTTCTTTATTTTTTGCTTTGATTACTTCTTGACCAAATGGTAGTACTTCTTTTTTAATTTGTGGCTTAACTTCTTTTCCATCAACTTTTGACACAAGAATATTTCCAGAAGAAGTTCTTCTTTCTACCTTAGAACCTTTTTGTGTAAGTTCGTTAATTCTAAATTTATCAGTTAATGCCATATTACTTTTCTATGGTAAAAGTTAAATCTTTATCTACAAAATATTCAACTACACCATCTCTATCTATTTTTATTTCAATATAATAATCTCTGTTATATTCCCAATTTGATAAATTAAGTTTAAAATAATTTCCATTTGAATCACATGATAATTTTGTATAATTTCCAAACGGTACTATTACCTCTTCTGTAATTGCATCTTTAATTTGATAATAACTTGAAGTTGGTAAATAATAAACATCATTGTAAGAATATTCATTTGTATAAGTTTTAAGTGGATATTTTTCTCTACCAAAAACTCTTATTTGGGGTTTACTCCCTACTTTGTATATAGTTTTTAATCTTTTAAAGGTAACATGAATATCATCCGCGGTTAATGCAGTCAATGAACCCGTTACAAATATAGAATCGTCCCAACCAATTCTTAGTTTAGGTTGGTATATTGTATTTGTTTCTTTTGAAAAGAATTTTAATTGACCGTAATCAATAGTATCATTTTCTTTTGCAGAATCGTGTTTTAATATAAAACCTTCATTTGGTATAGAACCACTAATCCAGTCTGTAATTGGATTAAGTACATCCATTGTAATATCGGAAGAATTATAATCAAATATTTGAGATGCATTTGAAGCAGTGTACCACATCCCTCCTTTACCATTATATGAACCCGAACTTTCTAATGAAGCGGAACCCACTAACCAATTAGTTGAAGTTTTTCTTGTGTTCCAAGTTACTCCCTCGGTTGATATTTTATCAAATCTAGTACCGATACCCACATCCCACGATTGTGAAACAGGATATGCATAGATTGTATATTCACTTGGTATTTCTGATGCCTCACACTCTCTTAAAATCATCTCAGCAGAACTCATCGTAACTTCTCCACTTGCTATCGATTCTGATAATGGTGTTGTATCAAACTTAATTAATGAACGAGAAATATCTTTAAGATTACCATAGTAAATTTTAGATATTTCTAATATCTCATCTAAACCAGTATTTTGATTTGGTTGTTGTAAGTAAATTGATGAATCTTTGGATGATGTTACGAAATAATACATTATACTACTCTCCCTCTTATATCTTTATTTGGAAACTTAACTTCAAATATAGATGGGTCTAACGATGGATAAACTATTTTACCTTTCGTTGCATCTTGTATATTATAAGAATTTTGTGAATAGTTTCCTAAACATTTGTTAACGATTTCACACTTTGGTACTGATTGTACTCCCTCAACACCTGCGATTAATAATTCAATTTCAGATATGTTTATTGGCATATTAAATGTCCATTTATCAATATTAAAATAATTTCTTAATTCTGTTTGGACTCGTGTAAGTACTTGTCTTTTATTATACCCATTGTAAATTTTTATTTCAAATTCAACTCCGATGTTGATAATAAATCCATTTAAAATATTAATTCCATCAGTTAACATTCTATATTCACTTATGTATGTTTTTAAATTTTCTTTAATAGCCTGATTTAAAGATGAAAGTTTTTTATTTGAATCATAACCCAATACATATAAGTTAATAGCAAATGGATTGTTTTTTTCAGTTACAGAGTTCTTTTTACTACCAAGATACTTTACAACTCTATTTTTAATTTCTTGTTCAGATATATCTAATCCTTTTAATTGTTCTACTAATCCTACAAATTCTTCTAAAGAATTTTTATCTGTAAGAATAGATGCTGGAGAATTGTTATCCAATTCACCATCTGGTGCACAATATGCTTTTGCTATACCACCATACTTTGGAGGTAGAGATAATGCTCTAACTTGATAATCTTTTCTTGTTACCGCTCTGTTTTGTGAACCAAAGTTTGCAAGTGCATTTTGTTTGATTTCATCTGATGTATCTGCTCCCTTACCACCAGTTCCAGGTTCCTCGTTATCACATGCTACTGAATTTTTACATTGTTGTAATAATAATCTTTCTGCTTGTGTTGCAAATGTTTCTTTATCATCTTCAAAAGTAATTCTATCTATTTGTACTAGTTCACCAACACCAACATTAGAATCTACACCACCACCTACGATATAATCAATTGTAAACTCACCAGTTGGTGCTTGTCCATATGATGTTGTTTTTAAAAAGTTAGAGGGGTCAAATGATGCACCTAAATTATCAATAGAAGATTTTAATCCTAAACCAACGTTTTTAAAGCTTGGAATTAATTGTTCATCTGCAGATGTTGAATTACCTGCACCAAATACAAGAGTTGTTGTATTATCTGCATTTACTTTTGTTGTAAATCTTCTTGATGTTTTTAAAGTTTTTAAGATACTTGGTACACTATCTTTAAATTGTGAAAGATTTTTATCTGTTGCATCACTTGTTGCATAATCAGAAAATACCATTTCTTGTGCAAGATAAGGAACATGATACCATTTATTTCCATTAGAATCTCTTACATCTACAATCTGTATTACGTTATTTTCTACTAAAGGGATTTTTGAAAATTGACTTGGGGTTGAACCAAAGTTGTGAGTTGTAGTTACTAATTCACCTGAAATTGCATTTACATATTTTTTAATTAGATAAAGTATCGGTTCTCCATCATCATTAGTTTTATAAATTGAAATTTCTCTATCATTTTCATCTGCAAAATCTACTAGTTCAGTACTTCTAAAACTTTGTCCTTGTGATGTGGCAGTTACTACCATTCCTTCTGGTATTCTTAAGTAGTATCTTTCATCTGGTCTAGCATCAGTTGTGCCTGTACCAAGGACGGGAACTGTTTGATATACACTCAATCTAACAATCGATGGTGAAGTTACTTTTGGTTTGTAACCCAAGTATTCAGCCAATGCAATTATGTTTTCCCTATCTTCTGCCGTTGTTATTAAAGATTCTTTTAGAGTATCATCAGTATAGTAAGAAAGTACATCTCCTAAATAAGATGCCATTTCTATAAACATCATACCTGGTGATGCTTCATTAAAATCTGAATAAGTTGTTGGAAAATAAGTTTTTGCGTATTCAATTAGATTTTGTCTAAATTCAGAAAAATCTTTATTAAGATATTTAATATTTCTACCACCATTTGGGGTTCTATCTATACTATTTAATGCCATACTTTATTATCCCTCAACTAAAAATGTTATTTCTTGTGGTTCATATACATTACCGACTGTAAATTGTACTTTCATTTCTGCAATATATCTATCTTTCATTTCATCAGTCATATTTACATCTATCGTATCTATGTTTATATATGGTAACCAAAAATTTACACTATTTGTTATACTTTCTTGTAATTGTGTTTCAAGTTCATCTGTTGCTTGTTCAAACAATAACTCATGAATACCAGAGCCAAAGTTTGGTTGAAATACTCTTTCTCCCTTTCTTGTTAAAAGTAAATTTTTTAAATTACTTTTTGCTTGTTCAAAGGAATTAAAAGCTTGTGAAAAGAAACCCGAATTACCTCGTTGTACAGGCAACGTAATACCATACGCCTGATTGGAAAATTCTTCAGTATCAGTTACTACTTTTTTATCAAGAATATAAGCCACTATTTACTCCCTATCTTTTAAACTTTTTTACAAGTTCAGAATTATCTCTATTTAATATTTTATCTAATCCAGGCAATCCTGTCTTAACACCAAGACCTGTTTTATTTGGTTTTGTTGCAATCTCACCATATCCCATTTTATGTGCCATTTGAGTTCTTAATCCACTAACACCAGCTCCTGCTCCTTGAGAAGTAAACTCAAGTGTTTTATCCATACTCTCTTGAATTGGTGTTTGTTGTGGTAAACTATCTAATACAGATGCACCACCACCTGGTGTTCCTCCTCCTGCTCTTTGTGCTTTACTAAATGGTTGTGTTTGATTTAACACTTCATTTAAAATAGGATTTTTTGAAAGTTGTTTTTTCGGTGCTTGTCTTTGTTCCTCAAGTGCAAGTTCTGCTTGTTCAAATGGGTCTATTACATCCTCTTGAACTACCTGCGGAGAGGGAACGCTGACTACACCTCCCTTCACCTCTGCTAATCTTTTATTTACTTCCTCTGCCAATATCTTTGGAAAAGTTTTCGATAAAAAACGTTCTTGTTGTTTGGCAGTTTCTACCTCAACAAGAGTTTTTATTACTTTTATTAATTGTTTGTTGTTCATTTTCAATTATGTTTATCTTAATATAAATATATGTAGTTTAATTTTATGGTCATACACAATCGGGTGGATTTACAAAACCTATTATATTTCCTTTACTCCATTTTGCAACTTTTCTATAACAACCCCCGCCGTTATCAGCAAACGCAGCACCACCACTCGTGTTTCCTTCTATTGTTCCAACTCCAATACCAGGAAGAATGCTTTCTACAATACCTATGTGTACTGCACCTGGTTTTCTTCCACCTCTATATAAAATAGCAGCACCCTCTTTAGGTATTGAAGAAAAATAACCATTTTCTTTACCCCACTCTAACCAACGATTACATAAGGCAGGACCACCCGTTGAACTATAAGTAGGTAATGGTAAACCAGCATCTTTCCACCATTGACTTGTTGCACCCGCACACCAGAAGTATCCTTTACCTGTTCTTGAAACGTTCCCTTCATTATCTAATCCAGTCGTGTTTACCATTTCATCAATTCTACCAGAAGCATTTCTTTGTTCTCCTGGTCCAAACCCACCATAGTTTCTGTTTTTATATTCACATATTCCAATATCACCTCTTGCAATTTCTACAACCCTTCTTCCACTTTCACATTTAAACTCATCTGGTTGTAATGCATCAATTTGGTTAAGTTCTTCTTCAGAAAAATAAACAGGTGTAGAATCATGTGCTTTTTTTGATATCATTTCTGTTGCTCTTTTACTAAATTCGTGTGCAACTTCTTTTGCTTGTTCTGGTTGTGTAGTATCGTTTATAATACTTTGTGCACTTTCTTTTTCTTCTTTATATAATACTATTTCTTTTTCAGTTAAAATATCTGCAGTATCAATAACCTTAGTTTCTATTATTTCATTAACAATTTTTATTAAATTTACAGGTGTTGGGGTTTGTGGTGAAATAGTATAACCTTGTGCAAATAAAAAGCCAGGAGCCGGTGGTATAATGGGACCAGGGTACACTGACATTGTGAAATAAATAAATTGTAAACTTGTCAAATGCATTAACATTGAATTAATAAGACTATCTAAAAATACATCACTATCATCAATAGGAGAAGTTGGACCAAGTGGTGTCCAAGTACCAGGCGAACTACAAAATGCATATATTGTTGATATGTTATATACTGCTCCATATGCAGGTAACAACGGTGGTAATCCTGAATTCAATGTACAACCACTCCAATAACCTACTACTGCTTTTCCAATATCATCAATAAAGTTATGTTTACCTTCTTGTTTATTTAAAGCAGTTAAACATGCAATAGTTATTAATGATTTCATTAGTTCAGTATTCCCTTTACTTACCCTAACTAAATTAATGGTTTGATAACCACTCTTTACAGCAATATCATATTCTGCGGTTAACTTATCCGCGAAATCTTCATATGACTCTGCATTACCAGTAGCTAATTTATCTGGTGTTTGCATCCATAAACTCATATTTGTTTTGAATACTTGAAACGACATGGGTTATTCTGTATAGTTTTTTTCAGATAAGAAGTTTTCTAATCTATCACTTAAGTTTTGAAAATCAGTTCTATTATTTGGTCCTAATGCAGTAGGACCGGCTGGAGTAGAAAAAATTTGTTTGTTAATTAAATCAATTAATTCTGTTAGTAAATCTTTTAATGTATTTCCTTTAACAATCGGTTCTTCTTGGTTTAATGTGTTTAAATACACCAATCCACTTTCATCTCCTAATAACTTTATATCATCACCATTTGTTTTTATTACAACATCTCCACCAAAATTTAAAAGTGCTCCACCAACACCCTTTTCATCTTCTTGAGCATCAGGATTAAAATTATCAATAGTAAATAAACCATCAGAAATAAATCCATAGTTTCCTTTAGATAAAAATATCATTTCTCCATCTTGTGATGCAAGTGTTATTCTTGAGCTTTTAATTAAAATATTATCACCAGTAAGTTCGGCAGGATATGTATTTTCTTCAAACTCTCCACCATCAGTATATCCTCCACCAAACGCAATTGTTTTTGTTTTTAAAAAATCTTTTGTATATGGTAATTTCTGTTGGTTACTACTTAATGTAATTATAGAACCAGCATCTTTAAAATTTTCTAATATTGGAGTTTTTTCATCTACATCTGGTGAAACTGCTTGTCTGTTTCTTATTATTATAGTTGGTGAAAATTCTTCGGTTTCATTATAATGGGCTGTAAATCGTATTGATTGACCAAATCTTGATTGTATTAGTTTATCACCTTCAAACGCTTTTAATGGATTGATTTGTTGAGGAGTTATAAACTTATTTTTTGGAAGTTCTTCTTCTGAACTTGCTTTATCAGATGTTGGAGTACCCGTTGATGCTACTTCACTATATTTTTTTGATTTTTTCGATTTATCTTGATTGATAATTGGACTATTTACAAGTATTGCATTTGGGTCAAAGTTTGGTAAATTTAAATCAAATGATGCTATTCGTTTATAACACTCTCTACCTTGTATTTTAATTAATTCAACTCTTTCATTTTTTATTGGTAAATCTAAATCATTGTAACTATGAGGAGGAATCCATTGACCTGCTGCTGGGTTTGATGTAATATCATCATCTTTTCTAATTTTTGCATAGTATAACAAATCAACTCGTCTTTTATCAACTCCTTCTTGTTGGAGTTCTTTTTGAAGTTCTACTACTTTTGAATGTGTTTCATTATGAATTATATCTAACACTAATCCAGTAGACGTATTTGTTGTTTGTGGTGTTATTCCACTTAAACTGCTCTTTACTGATGATGCAACTGAAGCTCTAGACATTACTTACTTTTTGTTTTAATTCTTCAACTTCATTGGTTAAATCATCAACTTTTACTTTTTCAGTTTCTACTTCGTAAACAGTATCTTCTAACTGTTGTAGTAATTGTTCTTTTTCTTTATCACTAAGAAATCCAGTGTCTCCATCTGATTTATCTTTTGAAGCAATCATTCTTTGTGCAATTGCAGCCATTTTAAGTAAGGATTCATCGTTTCTAACTGAAGTATCAACTAAATCTTTTATGATTGGCCCAATTACTGCCATATCACCAGAATGTCTAATTACCTTTTTCATTTCGGCAATTAGTTCTGATATTTTTTGTTTCTTATTTTGCTGATTATCATAGATGTTTTTAAACAATCCACTTAGATTCTTACCAGGAAATAATTCGAAATTTGTACTCATGATTATACCATATTAGTTGTATATAAATATGGTAAACGAAAAAACCTCACTTTTTAGGGTGAGGTTTAATCTTTAACGCGTTCATAGAATTACTTCTAATCCTTACTTTTTAATAATGTGGTAAAGAACAAAAGCACCTACAAGTCCTAACAGACCTTCAGCACTCAAACTTCCTAAAATCGCCATAATATTATCAACTACTGATACTTCTGGCCAAAATGGGATGTCTGCACCTTTGAATAGTACTTCAAATACTACTCCTAAAGCGATGATACTTATACCGATTTTTGTTAATTCATCAGCCCATGTGCCGATTTTTTTCAAAAATTCCATATTTTCTCCTTTTGTTTTAATTAAATGTAAATAACTTTTTCATCTTGCAAAACATTGGGATATCCACTCAATAACTATAATATATATAAACAAAAAAATTACAATATATATTCTATACTCAATTAACGAAGTGTATTTGGGGTTTATATATTTATGTACAAAAAAACCCAACTAAAATTCGTTGGGTTTCTATTCCTAGCCACTTTATTATACGACAAGGGTTCTTTAGAATAAATAGTAAATTAATTATCTAAAGTATCCTTTTTTTAATAATGTGGTTATGAAGTACAAGAGTATCCATTTCACAGTTAAGAAATGTTTTAACTGCATCTTCTGGTGTAAGAACCATTGTTTGGTCTTTTAAATTAAATGAAGTATTAATAACAATTGGATACTTATTTATTATTTCTAATTTATCTAACAAAGAATACATATGTCTATGTTGTTGTCTATCTAGAGTTTGTATTCTAGCAGAATTATCAATATGAGTTATTGCAGGTAAATGTATTGCGTGGTGTTCTCTTACCTTTACTACTTGATTCATATAAGGTACTCTATCTTTATATTCAAAATATTTAAATGAACTACTTTCTTTTACAATTGGAGCAAATGGTCTAAACCCTTCTCTTTTTTTAATCATTTTATTTAATCGAGATTTCATTTGAGGGTCTCTTGGATTTGCTAATATAGAACGATTACCTAATGCCCTTGCACCGAATTCACTCCTGCCTTGAAACCATCCAATTACATTTCCATCTTTAATTTCTTCAGCAACTATATCAATAATTTGTTCATAAAGTTTTGTTTCTACCCAAATTTTATCTTTATATTTTTCTATTGTTTCTAAGATATCATCTTTTGAATAAATTGGACCAAGATATGGATTATTATTTTTTACTCTTACATTATTTTTTTTATAATAATAATCAAGAGCACATCCAATAGCTGAACCTGCATCTGATGGAGCTGGTGGAATATATAAGTTTTTAAATTTTGTTCTTTTTAAAATTTTTCCATTAGCAGTACCGTTATAAGCACATCCACCACTTAAACACAGATTTTCAGATTTAGTTGTATTATACAATGTATCAAGAAGTTTGAAAAAATATTTTTCATATGTGTATTGTAAAGCAGCCGCTATATTTTTATGTTTATCGGTAAGAGGTTCATCTGGTAATCTATTAGGTATTTCAAATAGCTTTCCTAATTTTTCATTGAACATAGTGTCTGTTGACCACTCATAAGTAAAGTAATCCATATTAAGTTCATATCCATTTTGAGTTTCTTTAATTAACTCCTTGAACTTTTTTTCATAAAATACATGAGTACCATAGGGTGCTAATCCCATAACTTTATATTCACCTTCATTTGGTTTAAATCCTAAAAATGCTGTTATTGAAGAATACAACATACCAAGTGAGTGTGGAAAGTTTATACTATTTAATTTTTTAATTTCATTTTCAGTTCCTAAACCTAAAACAGTTGTTTCCCATTCACCAACACCATCTACTGAAAGTATTGCCGAATTATTAAAAGCTGAAGTATAATATGAATATGCTAAATGTGATTGATGGTGGTCAATATAATTTATTTTTGTGTTTTTACCACAAATATTTTTTAATTGTGTTTGTAGAGTTTTATAAGTTTCTTGATTTTTAATTAAAATATTATTTTTTTTATTAAAAAAATTATACCACTTTTTAGGTTTTTTTTCTGTACTTATTTTTATTCTATCTAATTTAGTTTGTGGTTTTTCATAAAAACAAACAGCATCCAAATCTTCAGATGAAATATTATAAGTTTCCATCAACCATTTTATAGTATTAGTTGGAAATGTAAAATCGTGTTTAATTCCAGTAAATCTTTCTTCCTCACATGCACCTAAAACATTACCGTTTTTTAAAAGACATGCTGCACTATCGTGGTAACCACAACTTATCCCTAAAATATAACCTGTTTTCATTCTTATAAATATTCATTATCTAAAAATGGATTTGTATCGTTTTTCTCAACGTCTTCTTCCCAAAATTTAGGTTTTGGTTTATTGATTATTTCACCATGTTCTAAAAAATCATTTAATAATTTCTTTTGGTGTTTTTTCATTACATTTACAACTTTAGTAATATAGTGTGTTTTACAATCAGTCATTTCTCGTATAAGAAGGTATAAATGTTTTTTATTAAAGTTTTCTATATGTTCACTTCTTCTAAATAATTCAAGTATAGAATCTGCAATTTGTAAATCTCTTTTTTTAGTAAAAACAAAATTTAAATTCTCATCCCAATATTTTAACATTATTTTTTTAAATTCATAAAACTCATTATCGCTTTGTTCTTTAACAAAATCATTTTCTGGGTTCCATGTTTGTGGCATTTGTGAAAGAAGATTATTTTGTTTCCATCTTTTAAAGTTACCATTGTTCTTTAAAATTAAATGATTCTTTGCAATAATTGTAAAATAAGAAAAAGCTCTACCCTTACCTTCTTGAAACATATGCATTTTTTCTACCATTACAGAAACTACTTCTGTTTGTACATCTTTTTTTGGTACATCAAAATATGAAAACTTAAATGTATTCATAACATTTTCTGCAAGTTTTTCAAAAGGATACTTGATTCTTTCTTCATATATTTTAGACCTTTCTTCAAAGTTCTTCGAATTGTTATACTCTATTATGGCTTCTTGTGCAGGTGTTCCAAAATATATCTTAGATTTTTTTCTTCTAGGTTTGGGCATATTATATGTTATTATTAAGTTCTTCTATAATTTTTTTTATCGCATCAAACGAAACTCCAACTTCATCATCTTTTTCAAATGCTTGTTTGTTATCTAGTTTTCTCATATTTTCAAGAGAAAGTTCTATTCTATTTCGTACAGAAGTGATTGTTTCAATAAGCCTATCTTCAAGTTGTTCGTTTTGTCTTAATAAGTTACGAACCCCTATTAATAAAATAATATTGAGTATCAATGAAACGCCCACAATAATATTGTAGGTTGTTAGTAATTCTATCATGTTATTGTAAATTTAATTTATATCCACTAAATTTGGTTAGATACGAAGTTAATTTTGTACCATTACCATCTTTAAATTGTTTTCCTTTTTTAAAGTATCTTTTTACATTACCAGGTCCTGCAAGATGTGCAGCTGCTAATATTCCACTTTCAGTTATTTTTGTACCATTGATTACATCACCCTCATGTATATTAATGTAAGATTGTAAAATCTTTTTATTATGTGAAAGTAAATCTAACATTGCCATTTCTTGTAAGTGTGGTGAATTTAAGAATTGTTTTCTCGATACATCATATCCAAGATTTTTTAGGGTTTTTTTACCAAATTGATACTTTCCCATGTAACCCCATTTGTTTACAACTGTGTATCTATTTGATGATTCTCTCATTCCTATTGCATTTAAAAACATTTCTGTTTCGTTTATCTCTATTGAGATTGGTTCAATTTCTATTTTAATGGGTTGAATTGGCTTGGATTCTAATTCAGTTACTAATTGTAATTTTGGTTTAATATAATGTTTAGTAAAACCAACTAAACTAATTGTTGCAATCATTGAGATGATTACTGTTAATATTTGTTTTTTCATGGGATTTCTCCTTTGATTTACTATGTAAATATACGAAAAAAATTCGATATATCCTAATTTTTAGAGAGTTTTTTTAACATTCTCCCATTGGTCCATAATATAACCCACCAAAAAGTTCTTCAGAATCTTTATTTTCTTCTGGCATTCTTTCTAATAATTCAGTAGTATCCTCAATAAGGCTTTTATTTTCTTCTACTAATTTTTCCCACAACTCCATATTAAAATCAATTTTATCTAAAATTTCTTTTTTAGTAAAAATATCCTTTTCTATTAATAAATCCATTATACTCTGAGTCACTAAACTCTGTGTAAGTAATTTACTTTTTAGTTGTTTTATCATTATTTTTGATATTGAGTTCATCTAGTAATTCCTTTAATTCGTTTTTATCATCATCACCATAAACTAAATCACCAAATGATTTTTTTATAGTTTTATTACTATAACCCATTGCTGCAGCCAATCTAACACAAGCAACTTTATATTCATTGATATCCATATCATCTGGTATCTCAAGTTCTATTTTGCTTGCTTCTCTATTGTATTCTATAAAGTCTTTGTCTGTATATGTAAATATAAGTTTACCCATTTTTCGTTTTAATTATAAGATTTCAGCACCTACTGTTAATAGAGGTTCTGCCTTTTTGTATTTCATAAATTCGGTATCTCCATTTGGTAATTTAACCATTACTCTTTCGTTTCTACCGTATTTTTTTTCTCGTGTAACTGTTGTAGTATATCTTCTTGAAGAATCTGTTATAAGAATTCCATCGAGGTGGTCTATCTCGTGTTGAGCACAAACACATTCTAACAACCCTTCATCTGAAAAGAATTCATTAGAATCTTTCCATTCTTTTCCTTCCTCAATATCAGCGGAAAACACAACGGTTCCTAAATTATCACACTCTACTGTAAATGATTTATGTCTAACCGTCTTAACTGGTTTTCTCATAGTTTTATCTAACGATAAACATTGTTCTACATAAGCAACTGTATCTTTAGATACTTCGGTTACTCGTGGATTGATTAGTACCAATGGGTCTTTTACGTTGATTACACATGCTCTTTTATTTATTCCTATTTGATTTGCGGATAATCCTATTCCACCGTGTCTTTTTAATTCTTGTAGAAGGATTGTTGATATTTCATCCATTTCATCTTGAGTAAAGGTAGATGGAAGAATTTTTGATTTTAATTTATTGGGTTCTTTAATTAGTCTCATTAAATAAATTTAATTGGTTTGTGGATAATCTTCTATTTGAAGTTGGTTCTCCCCAACCTCTAACGTAGATTGTTCTACCACCATCTGGTGATTCGAATATTTTTGCATCTTTCATTTTTTCAGAAAGTTTATCTTGGAATTTTCTTCCCTCAAGATATAGTTCTCTTACTTTTTTTCCGAGCTCCATATCATTGGGATAATCGTTTACTAATTGTTCTATGTTCATTTTGAATATGCTTTATAAGTTGTTGGTATTATTAATTTTTTTAAATTTGGATATTCTTTTAAAAGGTCAATATGAACAAAATAATATTCCCAATCTACCTCTTCTAAATCCTTTACTTCTGAATCAGAATATATTTTTTTGTCTAATCCAACCCATTCGTTGTATTGCCATCTTACAATTATATCTCTTTTTCTATCAATTTTTACAAAATGTAGTAGTGGATTTTTTATTTGAATATAAGGTGTATCATAGAAAAAGTTTTCTATTGTTTGATGGTAACCCCATTCTAAAATAATAGTATTTACTTTTATTTTAGAATTTTTAAAAAACTCTTTCAATACATTTAATTCATGTCCTTCTATATCGATTGCAAGTACATCAATTGTCTTTGGTGCATTAAATTTTTTAAGTAAATTTGATAGGGTTGTACTTTTTAAAATAACTTCATCAGTATCTCCTTTGGGAAATTCAGTTTTTTCATTATTATCACTTAATATTTTAGAATATTCAGGTTGTTTTAGATGTCTTAAAAATTTTATTTCTTTTTCTACATCTAATATAGGATTTGTTTCAATATGACAATCTCTAAAGTTAGATAAATTTTCATGCCAATACGAATTTGGTTCAACTACAATTCCATTCCAATTTTTTTCTTTTTCTAAAAAATATGTTTGAGAACAAACCAACCCATCTAATGCACCTATTTCAACAAAGTATCCATTCTCTTTTCCTTCAAATACAAAATCATTTAAAAATTTATCATTAAGTAAATCGTGTTGGTATTTGTTTTTCATTATTTTATTCTGCTATGTTTAAATATTTTTCTAATAACCAAGATGATGATTGAATCTTTTTACCAAGACCCCATACTGAATCGATTCCATATGAATTACAAACATCATTTTCTGGTGTAGTTTTTTCGGTTCTATCGCCACCATTACCAAATGCCATTACTCCTTCTTCCCAACTATCATTTTCATTTGTAAATTTTCTTTTCGCATGGTCAATAAAATCAATTGCAGTATCATCTCCATGTATAAGTGGATTCATTACATAAACATAATCCACATCTTTAAGGTTTTCCATTATGAACTTTCTTTCACCTTCTTTCATAAATTGTTTTCCTTTTTTTCTATGTAACCAACTATCGTTGTTCAAACCTATCCAAACTTCATCTGCTAACTTCTTAGCATTTTGGATACATTCGATATGACCTTTATGAACAGGGTCAAATCCACCACTAATTAATATTACTTTATATTTTTTGCTCATGTTTAAGTTATTTGTTATACAAAGATACGAAAATTATTTAACATATCCAAATTTATTTCCAATTAAATCCTGCACCCATGTGTCCAAACGCTGCAGTAGATGCAAATATTGGTTTTCTGAGTTCTAAGAAATCTATAATTCCTTTAGGTGATAAATCATATCCTTTGATAAATTCGTGTTCTCCATCAACTATAGCAGTTGCTTGAAGTGGTTGGTCATATCCAATTGCATAAGCAAGTTGAACCATAACTTCTTTTACCTCTGGTCTTTGTTCTAAGATATCTACTGCAATTCTTCTTCCCATATATGCAGCACTTCTATCAACCTTAGTAGAATCTTTACCACTAAATGCTCCACCACCAAG